ATTAAGACCTGAAGAGGGTGATGTAATCATTGAGGGAAGATTTGGAAACACCATAAGATTAGGTGGTGATAAGGAGATGGAAGAAGAAGGAATTACCGAATCATCTAAAATAACTTTACATACAGGATTAAGAGAAGACTTTGAAAATAAAGGTGGTAAAGTACGTCCACAAAAAGAAGAATTTATAAGAGATACATCTTCTACGATAACTATTGGGACTATGAATAAACAAAATATTTCTTTAGCATTTACACCTCAAGTAGATAATTTTGTTAAATTTCCTATGTCTGAAATATTTATTAATAGTAATCAAATTATGTTAAATACAAAAGGAGCTGGAAATATTGGACTATTAAGTAGTGGTAATATTTCAATCGGTTCTCTTGGTCAAACCGTAATAGAATCACCTGCAAACGGAGCTATAAAAGTTGGTGGAGACGACGCTTCAGAACCAGGTGTACTTGGTAAAGAATTAAAAAAAGTACTTGATATACTTTTAAAGGCCGAAATTCAAAAGAATACTGCAACCATTGGTAAAAATGCAGCAGAGATTGTAGTTAAAACAAATGCTGGAGATGTACCAGGAGCAGCTAAATTATCTAAAGATAATATTAAGTTACAAGAACTAAATACCGAAATGACTGAGATGATAGCTAGTGGCCCATATTTAAGTAAAATTGTAAAAGTAAAATAATAGGAGTTATTATGACTAAAAAGGGACTCGTAAAAATAATACGAGAAGTAGTTAAACAAGAAGTAAAAAAAGAAGTAAGTAAGATACTTATTAGTGAACAACGCACTTCAGCGGTATCTTCAAAAAAATCTAAACCTATTGTTAGAAAAAAACCTGTAAAGAAAGAAGTACAGTATACATCTAACACAGCACTAAACGACATTTTAAATGAAACCGTTGGTGGTATTGAGGGTAATGGAACTTCTGAATTTGATGAGTATCCAACAATGGGTGGTGGAGCATTCGATTCAACACGAGCAGCTGAATTGTTAGGATACGGAGATACTATGGGAGCTGGTAATGATAAAGAACTACAACGACAAGTTGGTGCAGTTCAAACTATGAAAGATGCTGGTGTAAGTACAGACCAAGTTCCTGAAAATGTAATAAATGCTTTAACAAAAGATTATTCAGCTGTTATGAAGGCAATAGACCAGAAAAAAGGAAAAAATGGCGAATCATTTCGTCCGTAGGAATAAATAATGGCGTCAATACGAGAAATAAATGAAAACGATGATGTATTTGTTGGAATTACACTTCCACTTAAACCTGGAAGAACTGGTCATTTTCAACAATCTAAAACTCTAAGAGAACAGGCATATAGTAATTTAAAAAATCTTATATTGACTGCCAAAGGTGAACGTTTAGGACAACCAACATTTGGTTGTGATATTCAAACTCTAATTTTTGAACCTATCATAGAAACTTCGGCTGATACTATTGAGGAGTCAGTTAGAGATGCGGTAAGTAATTGGTTACCATACATAACAATTCAAAATGTGTTTGTTACTTTTGAAGGTCAAGATAATAACAGAATAAGATTACAAATTGAGTATTCGGTAACCATTGATGAACCAGATTCACTCGACACAATAACATTTAATTTTAATGTAGGAATATAAGATGCCAGATTATGGAACAAATAAAAAATCAATTTCTAAAGAAGTACGATACGTTGGTAGAGACTTTACTGCAATAAGACAGAATCTTATTGAGTTCGCTAAATCATATTTTCCAAACTCATACAATGACTTTAATGAAGCATCACCAGGTATGATGTTTATTGAAATGGCAGCTTATGTGGGTGATGTGTTGAATTATTATGTGGACAATCAATTTAGAGAATCTCTATTACATGCGGCAGAAGAAAAGAAAAATATTTATAAAATCGCACAATCACTTGGATATAAACCAAAAGTATCTCATCCATCAACTGCTGTTTGTGAATTCCGAGTAGAGGTTCCAGCAACCACCGATGATAATATTAATTACAAACCAGATTTAAATTATGCTCCAATCTTAGATGGTAATAGTTTATTTGGTGCATCTAATGGTTCTGAATTCAGATTAATGGACGATGTAAATTTTGCAGCATCCTCTTCCCTTGATAGAACCGATGTTCAAATTTCTAAACTGGCTGATAACGTACCAACTTATTACATTCTTACAAAATCAGGACTTGTAGAGTCTGGTAAAAGAACTTCCGAAACTTTTACATTTGGAAGTGCAGAAAAATTTAATACCATAGTTTTAAGTAATTCTAAAACTGTTGAAATTATATCTGTTACGGATTCAGATGGAAATAAGTGGTACGAAGTTCCTTTCTTGGCACAAGATACTGTTTTTGAATCAGTATCAAACTCTTCAGATAATGATCCTGAGTTATCAACTTTTTCAAATGACACACCGTATTTGTTAAAGTTGATTAAGTCTTCTCGTAGATTTACTACATATGTTCGTAGTGATGGAAAAACAGAATTAAGATTTGGTGCAGGTATTAGTAATAATCCAGATGAAGAAATTATTCCAAATCCAGATAACGTTGGTAGTTCACTTGCAACAGGTTTATCTAAACTTGATGAATCATTTGATCCAAGTAACTTTTTAAAGACACGTGCATTTGGTCTATCACCAAGTAATACTACTTTGACCGTGATTTATACTCATGGTGGTTCAGTTGACGAAAATGTTTTAAGTGGTGAAATAAATGCAAAACGAGTTGTTAATTTTACACTTAATGAAACTGGTTTAGATACATCTGAAGTAAACTCTATGAAGAATAGTTTAGCGATTACTAACTTAGAACCTGCTAATGGTGGTTCTGATGGTGAGACCGATACAGAGATTAAAGAGAATGCATTAGCATATTTTAACTCACAAAATAGGGCTGTAACAAAAGAAGATTATATTACGAGAGTGTACTCACTACCACAGAAGTTTGGAAATATAGCAAAGGCATATATAGTTCAAGATGAATCTATTTCAAATCGACAAGTTGTATCGGAAGATGGTCAGAGTACCACAACTGCAGTTTCTAAAATACCTAATCCGTTAGCTATGAATTTATATATGTTAGGTTATGATAGAAATCAAAATTTAGTTAGACTTAATAAGGCAGTAAAAGAAAATGTAAAAACTTATTTGTCACAATATAGATTGATGACTGACGCAATAAACATCCGTGATGGATATATGATTAATATTGGAGTGAAGTTTGCAATAATCACACAACGTGGGTTTAATAAAAATGAAGTTTTATTTAATTGTGTAGAGACAATCAAAGACCACTTTGATATTAAGAAGTGGCAGTTTAATCAACCAATTATCACGAGTGATATTGCATATAAGATTTCATTAGTGGATGGTGTTGCGAGTGTTGTTCCACCAATAAATGATAATCCACAAAAACAATTAGTATTGATAGAAAATAAATATAAATATTCAGAAGGATATTCAGGTTATGTGTATGACTTACAATCAGCAACCAAAGATGGTATTATTTATCCATCATTAGATCCAAGTATATTTGAAGTTAAATTTCCAAACTCAGATATCGAGGGTAGAGTAGTAGGAGACATTTAATGTTTTATTTTGAATATCCATTAGTAGATACAACACTATATGAGGCGACACCGAGTTCTTCGACAAATACAGGTCTCGATGAAATATTAGAAGTACGAAAAGATATGAACGATAGTGGTACTCAAATTGATGTATCAAGAATTTTAATTAAATTTAGTTATAGTTATATTTCTTCGTCTATACAAGATGGTACTATACCAAGTACTGCAAAGTATTATTTAAATCTATATGACGCACAATCATCTGAATTGGCAGTAGAACAAGAATTATACACTTACATTGTCAGTCAGAGTTGGGATGGTGGTACTGGTTTCTATAGTAGAGATCCTATTAGAAGTGATGGAGCAAGTTGGAAGTATCGTGATAATGACACCACCAAATCTGAATGGGTAAGTGGTAGCACGACTCAAGGTGGTAGTTGGTTTACTGCAAGTATAGGTGGAACTGATTCAGAATACAATGTGAGTGCATCACAAACTTTATATTATGAGACTCAAGATATTAGAATGGATATTACTGATTTGGTAAAGTCTCATATCTATTCAAGTTCTGCATATCCTAATAATGGATTCATTGTTAAGAGACAAAATTTACCCACATCTGGAGGTGCAGTAAGTATATTTGATCCTTCATTATCAAGTGGTTCTGCAGAGGGGGACACAACTTTTTATGGTAATCTAAAGTTTTTCTCAAGAGAAACTAATACAATCTATTCACCAAAATTAGAAGTAGAGTGGGATGATTCAAGTTTCTCGACTGGATCAAGTTGGTTGGCACCAATTTCATCATCAGAATTAGAAAACTTGACAGTTTATTTTAAAAATTTAAGAGATGAATATAGAGAGAAGTCTAAGGCTAGAATTAGATTTGTTGGACGTGAATTATATCCTGAAAGAGGATTTTCATCAACACCTGCAGCACTTACTGTTAAACATTTACCAAGTGGTAGTGGAGCTATGGGACATGGAACTTATTACTCTGTTAAAGATGCACACACTAATGAAACAGTAATACCATTTAGTACTGGTTCACTTGTTAGTTGTGATGGTTCTGGTAATTATTTTAATGTTTGGTTTGATGGATTCCAACCCGAAAGACACTATAGATTTTTAATTCAAGTCATAAGTGGTAGTGGTGTTGACCAACAAAAACTGATATATGATGATGGATATGAATTTAAAGTTGTGAGGTCGTAATGGCTACTAATTATTTAAGTGCATCACTTTTGTCTGACACATATGGGACTATGTTGACAGCAGACGACAGAGAAAACGAACGACAGATATTATATGCTTTTGAAAATGCAAGAGTTAGTGGTTCACAAATAACTCCTGAAAATATGTTACGAGATGATAATGGATTACTACTGAGTTTTTCTGATTCGGAAAACAATGCAACAGAATATTACTGGCAACTTAAAAGAATACCTAACACAAAACCAAAAATAGTATCGGGAAATATTAATTCTGTATTAAAAGAAAAAAGGGTATTTTCAGAATTTCAAAAAAGTGAACCAACTCCTGAACCATCAACATTATCTGATTTAGAAAAAACATTACAAGAAAAAATAAAATTATACGAAGAGTTAATAGCAGACGCACAAGGGGAAGATTAAAATGCCTGACGTAAAGGGATTATCAGACGGAGATAAATCGTTATTAAAATCATCACAAACAACTAAAAGTAATTTTGGTCAAGGTGCTGATTATGCGAGAATATACGTATATGATTACAAAGATGAATCATTAGTAACCACTTTTGATGCACCCTTTTCCGCGTTTCGTTTTGAAGGTAGTTCTATAGATATAAACATCGGTCAACATTTACGAAGTAATGGTATTACTGACGGTGAGTATCGTGTGGTTTATTATTTTTACAGAGCATTGGCTGGTAGTGATGGGACTATTACAGAACGAGGTATTACATATCCAAACAAATATTTTCTTTCAAGTATATCTAAGGATAGAACTGAAGTAGAAATAAGACCAAGTTCAGAAATTAATTTATTTGGATATCAAAATGGATTAGGTGCAGTAAATGGATTTAAATTATTTCAAAATGTTCCTAATGTAAATGTTCAATGGACGTTTTCAAATCCAGATCAAAATGAAGGTCAAATCTTATCTTTAGCAATCGCGGATAATGAACCTGGATTTACAAAAGATATGACAAATGGAACGATAACCATTCCTAAAGTTTACGAAGTAGAGGAAGTTATTCTACCAACAGGATTAACTGCAGATCCTAATTTTGATAAAGACTTAATTTCATATTCGGAAAACCCTACAGATATCCCACCAGCTGAGCAAGGTGGAGCTCCACCTCAACCAGCATCTCCATACCTACATACTGACGGAAAAAAATATATTTGGACAAGATTTAATGAACCATTGTCAAGTGAAAAGGCCACTTCAGAGTATAGTGATCCTAATATTGTAGCACCATTTTATGGATGGAAAGAAGATGAAACATATGTTTCTTCAACAAAGACAATACGTACAAAAAGGGATTTTGTTGCCACTATAAGAAAGGTGTTGGGTAAAACTCAATTACTACTGAGTAAAGATTGGCAACAAGGTAAAGAAGAAATTGAAAGTGAATCTACTGGTGAATTTCCTAAAGTAACAAATTCATGGTCTTCAAAAGTTTCATATAAAAATGGATACATAACATATTCAGAAAATAGAGTTGACAATTTAACCACCTATTTGATGGTTGAGGATGAGGCATACTTAATCACAAATGAGTTTACAGATTCTCAAGGATTTATTGGAATAAAACTCTATGAACCATTATCAGAGAATATTGAAGATTCTTCTTTAGGTTATTTTGTAAATGAAGTTTTAGAATCAGTTGAAGATAATATAAAATTAGTTCCGTTCGATAAAAATTTAGATTTAGAAAATTCTACATTTTTACGATTACCCAATTTGGGTTCTACTGATTCACCTATAGAATTTAGAGGGACTAATTTTAAAAACTATAATACTTTAGTCGGAAGTAATACTGATGTAATACAAGATATTGAAGATAAATTAGTCTCTGGTAGTTTGTTAGATGTTAAGGTAAATGTCGATTATCAAAAGAGAACTACCGAATTACATGATTACGATGACAATGCATTTGGTAATTTTATTAACTTTAGTTCTGCTAAAGAAAGATTGAAAAATTTTAAATATAAGTTAGGACTTATAGAATTTTACACTATGAGTCAAAGTCAGTTTACTAATGTTTCAAGTTCAACCGAAAAACAAGAGTTTTATGAAACTAAAATTGACCAAGTAAAAAATAGTTTTGACCACTATGAAAGTTTTCTTTATAATGAATCTTCATCATATGTATCAAGTTCTGCAGGTCAATTCCATGACACAAGTTGGCCAAAAGAAAATAGTACAAGTCCTTATACATTAGTACCATCAACTGGTTCTGTAGCCGTTACATGGTATGATAATATGATTGAAAGTGCATCCTTGTATGATACGATGAATGATAATAGGTTAGTAAATAATTTGCCAGGTCATATAAAGTTTGATGGAGAGGGTAATACCTTTATAGAGTTTGTTGATATGATAGGTCAACAATTTGATGAGACTTGGGTTTATTTAAAACATTTTACTGACATCAATGATAGACAGGCTAAGTTTTCAGAAGGAATTTCTAAAGATATTGTAAAACACGTAGCAAAGGCATCTGGTTTAGAAGTTGTTAATGGAAATGATTTATTAAATCTTTCAGAATATTTGTTAGGTAAAAACATAGATGATGGTTCACAAACTTATGAAAAGGCACAAGAAGAAGTAACAGAAGAAATATGGAAACGAATACTTGCTAACTTACCTTACTTACAAAGAACAAAAGGTACGACTCGTGCTGTAAAGGGATTATTAAATTGTTATGGTATTCCAAGCACTATATTACGTGTGAGGGAATTTGGTGGGCCAGATTACAACGATAGAGTCAGTACGGATTTACAACGAAGGTTCACATATGCATTAGATTTCAAAGGTAGTCAGTATATAGAACATCAATGGACTACTGATAATTTAAGCGGAAAAGTTCCAGAAACAATTGAGTTTAGATTTAGAACACCAAAAAGACAGAACCAAACTATAATACAAAAAGGAAATGAATGGGCGATATCACTTCTCGATGGTGGTGTTACTAATAAAGGAAAGTTGAAGTTTCAATTAAGTGGTTCGAGTGATAAATTTTTTATAACATCATCAACACAACAATTCTATAATGATGAGATGTGGAGTGTGATGTTAACAAGACGAAGTGCGAGTGGTGCTGATTTATCTGATGATAATGTATCACGTGATGTTACTTATGAATTAGTTACAAAACAATATGATGCTACAAGATTGAAAATAAATTATGAAACAAGTTCAAGTTTTTCAACGAGTTCTATAGATTTAAATGGTGCGTTTACTTCTAGCACAGCTGTATACATTGGTGGAAAAGGAACTACATTTGATGGGAATAACTTTAGTGGTTCAATCATGGAATATAGATTGTGGACTGAACCTCTATCACAAAGTAAGTTTGATAATCATGTTAAAACATCAAAGGCTTATAATGGAAACACTACATCTTCTCACGCAGATAATTTAGTTTACAGACTTACATTTGATGATAATGTAGATTTAAGTGGTTCGGCAGGAGTTAGGTTTGTAAGTAATAGTGTGGATAATACAACTTATGCAGCAAGAACAGGTTCACAAAATTCATTTACAGATAATTTTTATCGTAGTATTAGTGAAGTTGAAGAAATGACAATTCCTAATATTGGAGCAATTAGAAGAAACTCAAATAAAATACGAATTGAAGATAGTTTTTTAACTGGTTCATTATCACCTAATACTACTTTACAAGAGTCGTCTTTTGATTTTGCACCAGTAGATAGTAATAAACTTGGTGTTTATTTTTCACCAACCGATATTGTAGATAAGGATATTATTTATAGTTTGGCTGATGTAAATTATGATGATTACATTGGTGATCCAAGAGACCAATTTGAACAAGATTATCGTGGATTAAAAGATATACAAGAATCATATTGGAAAAAGTATCCTAAGTCAAATAACTTTTGGGATTATTTAAGAATATTGAAGTATTACGATAGTGGTATATTTAAACAAATTAAATCACTATTGCCAGCTAGAGCAAAAACTACTCTTGGTGTATTAGTTGAACCAAATATATTAAATCGTAGTAAAGAAGTACTTGGTCAAATACCTACTTTTGAAAGTAATTATTATGAAAATGCTGGACAATATGATCAAGGTGTATTAGCAACAAGAATCATAAGTGGTTCTGATGATAACTTCCTTACGGTTGTGGGTGAGTTTCCATATTATGAGGGAGAAAGTAATATAGCACGTTGGATACCTAAGTCGGGTTCTATTGGAACACTTGCAATGCCTTCACGATATAGTCTAAACGTTACTCAAAGTACTGAGTGGGGGACTAATTATGTTGACGCATCGATTACTGATGGTGATATTAAATTTGAAGAAGTAGTTAATCCTGTTATTACAGCATCAAGATTATCAGAACACAATTTTGAATATAGATACTATTTTGATAGTGCATTTTCTGCCAGTTTACATCCAACCTTTGGAGTAAATCCAATACACATTGGTGCTCTGAGTGGTTCAACACTTACATATCAACGCTATAGGCTTGGTCATAGAGCATTTATAGGACATTATAGTCACTCATTTGAACGTTCTGAAATTCAATCAGTAGCGTATGATTCGACTTTGTTTAGGTCATTCTATCAAGCCACATCACATGGTGCTGATAAAAACGATCCGAACTATCCTGCAGTAGAGATAACACTTACAAATCCAACAAGACTTGTTACAGTAGAACCAGGTGAATCACGTTTGGTAGATGATACTAAGGCAAATCCAAGAACTACTGACTTCTTTAAAGACAGTAAGTCAGGAGAAAAAGAAAATTTAGATTAAAATTTAACAAAACATATATTTATGTATGAGGGAAATTATCTTCCCTTATCTATCAATAGGAGATAAAATATGGGATTTTTAGACAACACGAGCATCACGGTAGATGCTATTTTGACAAAAAAAGGTCGTGAGTTACTTGCACGAGGTGATGGTTCATTTAACATCACTAAATTTGCACTTTCAGATGACGAAGTAGATTACAATCTATGGGACACTGCACATCCTAATGGTTCAAATTACTATGGGGCAGTTATTGAAAATACTCCAATATTAGAGGCATTTACTGACCAAAATCAAGTTATGAGATACAAATTAATAACATTGAATAAAAATACCAAGAGGATGCCAATATTAACTCTCTCTGCACAAAATACAGATTTAACTTTCAAAGGAACTGAAGTTCCTATCCTTGCTCAAAGTACTAACGCCAATGACGATACTTATACTTTTGAGTTGAATGATACAGATGTTGCATTCATGAAGCCTGTTGTGAATGGGGAAGTACAATTCCCTGGTACTGAGCAATCAAAACAAGAAAATGAAAGAACTGCAGTTGTTTCAACAAGTGGTGAAGTTCGTTTAGAAGCACGACAATTACGTACGGCTAAATCAGCAAGATTAACTGTTACTGGTAATCAAACTGGTGTAACTAAGTCTATAACTATAACAACTTTAGCAGACCCCAACGCATAATATAAGGAATTAAAAAATGGCAGACGCATATAAAGATTTTACCATAGACACGGATGTAGTCTCAGATAGAACTACGGTATCAAGTGGATTATTTAGTGGTGGAGCTGGAAGTCTTACAACTTTCTATTCTTCATCTACTCAAGGTGCAAGTTCAGCATCTTACTTAAATGTATTTGATAAGGCACAGACAGATTCGACAAGAGAGGTACAATTTGCAGTAGGATACGCACATCATGGTGGAAGTGGTTCAATAGGAAACACAACTAAAACAAATGCTGGTAACAGAGAAACTGCTGGAATGTATAGACAATTTGTTAATGTTCTTTTACCTCCAAACCAAGATAAATTTCAATTTACAAGTTACACTTCTGCTTCTGATGATATATTTTTTGTAGTCATGAATAGGGCTCGTATGAGAGAGAAGATGGATCCAGGTAATTGGGAACTTCATCTCGGAAGTACTTTCCCTCTCGTTAAATTAATTGATGATAGTGGAGCAACCACAACACCTACGGTGAATCAAGCAGGACGTGTTTTCAATATTGTGAGTGGTTCAATCCAAAGTGGAACGGCAGATACATTTCTTACAGCAGCCGCTGGAGGTTCCGTTGGTAATTTCTATCCCGATTTAGGAATTATAATTATGGATGCATCTTATATACAATCTAAAGCTTTAGTTACTACTACAAAAAGTACAAATACTTTTGATGATACTCCATCTGAATTCTTTAAACAAATGAATGGTGCTGGTGGATATTTTGCAGCACGTAGAGAAGAAGAAGTAACTTCAACGATGTATTTCTGTAGGGCAAATAACAAAGAATTTAACTTTAGTAACAATCCAACATTTGCAACTAAATCTGGTGATACTGAGGGTGTGTTTACACAAACTACATTTGAGGGAGATCCTAAAACTTTTGTAACTCAAGTTGGATTATACAATGAGAATAGTGAATTGTTAGCAATTGCTAAGTTAAGTAAACCTGTTCTAAAATCATTCTCAAGGGAGGCTGTAATTAAGGTCAAGCTTGATTTCTAATAGGGGATACTAATGTATAAATTAATAGACCCCCAAAATATATCCAAGAGGTCTTTTACAACGAATAAAAAGTTTACTGTCACTAACAACGATAGTGCCAGTTTTGGTAACTTTGCTATTAGAGCTATAAGTAGCTCACATCATAACTATGCAACCTCATCGGATACGGTCACTCACATTGTATCTGGTTCAATTTCGAGTAGTTATTACGCACTTCCAACTTATAGTGTTATTAAAAAATTATACTATGAGGATATTCACAAAAGATTTAATACTAAGAAACTCCAAAAAACTGAATTATCTACTGCTGCTAATGTATTTAGTATACCAAGAAATCTAATAGGAGAGAGAATAAAACCAGGTAGTGTTAAATTATCTGATACTTCATTAGGACAAACTTTTGACATTAGAGATGATGAAGACGGTAATTTATATGACTATGGAAATTTTTCTGGTAGTTATGCGGCATATAAATCAAGTTCATTTGATAGGTCTCAAGGAATAAACGTTAGTGGTAGTGGTAGTCAAATTGGTAACGTGTTTTACGAACATGGTATAATGACCATAACCGATACTGGTTCTTATAGAGATGTTGGGTTCGGTTCAGCTTATACATTAGACTTTCAGGCAACTCAAAAACATTATGAATATGAATATGTTTGTTCTGTTGACCAATATGAATTTAATTCCACAATGAACATAAGTGCAACTAAAGATAGAAGTGGTAGTATTTCTATTACTGCTGGGCCTGAAACTGTAATTACTGATATAACAGGAAACCCTATTTTAGATGATGGTAGAAAACAAGTAATATATAGTACATCACCTTATAGTAAGTTACCTCCTGGTTCTGCACCAAAAGGAGAAATAATTTCTAATGGCGGATTTGACCAAGTTGTTTCTACTAATGGTACTTCAGTTTTGGGAGATTGGAGTACTGATGGTACAGCGACACTCTTTACTTCTTCTAATGCTGAACTAATATTATCGGCAAGTGCTGGTAATTGGCCAGCTCATGTTGCTCGAGCATCACAAGAAATAAGTGTTAAAAAAGGAAAAGATTATTTAATAACTGGTGAATATAGACCAGGAACAAGCTTAGCAAATGGTGGTTATGGACAAGTCTATATAGGAGATG